GTCCTAGAAATAATCCATTACCATGGACACAATATTGGTTAAATAGTAAAGGGCAACAAAATGCACCACAAGAAACGGAGATTGAATCTTATGTCATTGGAGGAATCAAACAAGACGTCACAGAAGACACCTTCGCAGGACTATCCCTCTGACTTGATGTGGGACATCGAAGAACTCAAACGATCAATCGTTGAGTCTGCAGAAGAGAGTTACAACTTTGAGGACATGGCAGGAGGATGATTACACCTAAGATAGAATTTTATAAACAGTTCGGCAAGGGATCAGATCCTTGGTACGCAAAGGCAGAGAGGTGGGCAAAGAAGCAACGCTTTCCTATCTCATTTTTACTGTTAGGATTTATTGACTACTTGAAAAAATGGTGGATCAATGTTAAAATATATAATACAATGAGAGACGTAGACAGGCAAACAGATGAACTCTTACAATCTTGGAAGGAACCAGAACGAGAACCGCATATCGTGGAGACAGGAGTATTTGGAGATGAAGGCTGGTCTATCGAAATATCAAATCCAATTGTTGAAAGAGGGACCTCATCAACTAGCACAAGCATGGTTACTCCAAGCGATGCACAACGACTACAAGAAGATGAAGGGGATCAAGGAACCACCTAGTCGTGAGTCAGGTTATCAAACTACACTAAAAGAATTTTTCAAAACATATGAGTGATTTTCTTAGAAGACACATAGGTCCTTCCAAGGATCAACAGACTCAAATGCTACAGGATTTGGGTCTTTCTAGTTTAGATGAACTCGTAAGACAAGTAGTGCCAGATAGCATACTACTCAGAGGTGAGAATAACTTACCGAAAGGATGTCATGAACATCAAGCACTAGCAGAATTAAAAAATATAGCAAAAGCAAACAAAGTAAAACCTAGTCTTATAGGTCAAGGATACTATGGAACCATTACACCCCCAGTCATACAGCGAAACGTTCTTGAAAATCCTGCTTGGTACACATCTTACACTCCCTATCAAGCTGAGATATCTCAGGGAAGATTGGAAGCTTTATTCAATTACCAAACGCTCATCACAGAACTTACAGGATTACCAATAGCAAACGCATCTCTATTAGATGAAGCAACTGCAGCAGCAGAAGCAATGCTGTTAGCATATAATTCTACAAGAGATAAGAAGACTGTCATAGTTGATCAAGATATATTCCCACAGACTCTAGCAGTTCTAGAGACCAGAGCAAAACCATTAGGCATTGAAATTAAGATGCTTGATATCTTTGATACTATTGATCTTATAGAATTTGATGATGCATTTGCAATGATAGTTCAACTTCCAAATAAGAATGGACAACTAAAATATTGTGATGCATTACTCAGAGTTGCAGAAGTATATAAGTGTGTCAAGATAGCAATCGTAGATCCGATGTGTCAGGTATTGATGCAACCTGTAGGTGAGTGGGGATTTGATATTGCTGTAGGTAGTATGCAAAGGTTTGGTATTCCTATGGGATACGGAGGTCCTCATGCTGCATTCTTTGCAACAACAGACAAGTATAAGAGAAAGATACCTGGCAGAATTGTAGGTCAGTCAGTAGACAGCGAAGGTAATAAAGCATACAGATTAGCACTACAGACTAGAGAGCAGCATATCAGAAGAGACAAAGCAACTTCTAATATCTGCACAGCACAAGCACTGCTCGCAAATATGTCTGGATTCTATGCAGCATATCATGGTGCAGAAGGACTACATGCTATAGCAAGAAGAATTAGATTACTACGACAGACTCTGCTGTCTGTTCTAAAGTGGAATGGTTTTGAGATAGATGATAACGAAGGATTTGATACTGTCAGATGGAAGTCTGATGCACCAGTAGAAGGATATAATGTCAAGTATGAAGGTGGTTACATCACACTATCTCTTGATGAACTATCAGATTTTGATACTGTGTTTAATGTTGTAAATACACAGAAAGATTATGCACAACATAAAGATACTATCTACCAAGCATGGGATTATATTGTAGGATACAAATGGTATAGTATACCAGAAAGAACTAAACCATGGTTGACTCAGGAAGTATTCAATAAGTATCATAGTGAAACTGATATGATGAGATATATCTATGAGTTGTGCTCTAAAGATTTCTCATTAGTAAATGGTATGGTTCCACTTGGTAGTTGCACAATGAAACTAAATGCAGCAGCAGAACTGATGCCTGTGTCATGGGAAGAGTTTGCTAACGTGCATCCACATACACCTATGATACAGACTATGGGTTATCAAAAAATAATAGATGACTTACAGAAATGGTTATGTGATATCACAGGGTTTGATTCTATATCATTACAACCTAACGCAGGATCACAGGGTGAGTATGCAGGACTGTTAGCAATCCAAGCATACCATCAAGGGTCAGGAGATGATAAAAGAAATGTATGTCTGATACCAGAGTCAGCACATGGAACTAATCCTGCTAGTGCAGTCATGGCAGGGATGAAAGTTGTAGGTGTTAAGTGTGATGAGGAAGGTAACATAGACATTAAGGATCTAGAAAAGAAAGCAATCATGAATACATTTGAACTTTCTTGTATTATGGTTACTTATCCATCAACCCACGGTGTATTTGAACCAACTATAAAAGATATTTGTAGAATTGTTCATGAAAATGGTGGACAGGTATATCTTGATGGTGCAAATATGAATGCACAAGTTGGACTAGCAAAACCTGGTGAGTATGGTGCAGATGTCTGTCATCTTAATTTACATAAAACATTTTGTATTCCTCACGGTGGTGGAGGTCCTGGTGTAGGTCCGATTGGAGTCGCATCACATCTTACACCATATATGAACAAAAGAGTATCATCAGCAGAATTTGGTAGTGCAAGTATATTACCAATTAGTTGGATGTATATAAGAATGATGGGTGGAGAAGGATTAAGAAAAGCAAGTGAGATATCATTGTTGTCGGCAAACTGGTTAGCAAATGAAATTGATACATCATTCAAAGTTTTATATAAAGCAGAGAATGGTCGTGTTGCACATGAATGTATTTTTGATTGTAGAACTTTACCTGTTACAGCAGAAGATGTTGCAAAGAGATTAATGGATTATGGTTTCCATGCTCCTACACTATCTTGGCCAGTTACAAATACCATGATGGTAGAACCAACTGAGAGTGAATCATTAGATGAACTTAAAAGATTTGTAAAAGCAATGGAAATGATAAGAAGAGAAATTTTTACAAACAAAGATATTTTAAAGAATGCTCCTCATACTGCAAAAGTTGTAACATCAAGTAAATGGGAATATAATTATACTCGTGAAGAGGCAGCATATCCTGCAAGTCAAACGAATAAGTTTTGGCCAGCAGTATCCAGAATTGATAATGTATATGGAGATCGTAATTTAGTTTGTTCTTGTGCAGATTATTTTGCTGAAGAAAAAGAAACGATTGGCAAAGATTAAATCCTGTGTTATAATAAAAGTAAGATTATTTTATTATGAACATTTTTGTGACAGATCCCTGTCCGAATAAATCGGCAGAGGTTTTACCAGACAAACATATAGTTAAGATGCCACTTGAGACCTGCCAGATGTTGGCGGTTGTCTATTCCAAGTGGTATTTTAATTGGGGTAATGATTTGTTACCTAAGAAAGATGGTTCACCTTACAATACTGAGAAGGGTGCTTTCCGTGGCCATCCATGTACCATATGGGCAGCAGAAAGCACTGCTAATACTGCATGGTTAATTCAACATGGATTTGCATTGCTTAATGAGTATGAAACCAGATATGGTAAAGTACATTCTTGTCAAACTGCAATGAATGCAGCGGAACAAGTATTTGAAAAGCATACAGGTAAGACATTAGATTGTCATAAAGAGGCAACACCATTTGCTTTTGCAGGCCCTGATGAGTTCAAGCATGATTCAAGTATTGATATTCTAACGAAGTATAAAAGATACATTGCATCTAAACCTTGGGTGTGCGATAATTATCTTAGGAAACCAGATCGTAAACCTGCTTGGTTATGAGTGACTTTATATGGGTTGAAAAATACAGACCCAAAACAATTGATGAGTGTATTCTTCCTGATGGTATTAAGAAAACATTTCAAGATTTCTTAACTGCAGGTGAGATACCAAATATGTTGCTATCAGGCCCACCGGGTATTGGTAAGACAACAGTTGCAAAAGCATTATGTAATCAACTTGGAGCAGACTATTATGTCATTAATGGATCGGATGAAGGACGCTTTCTCGACACTGTTCGGACAAACGCAAAGAACTTCGCATCTACCGTCTCTCTTACAAGCGAGTCGAAACATAAAGTCATCATCATTGATGAAGCAGACAATACCACTTCCGATGTACAGCTCCTTCTCAGAGCGTCTATTGAGGAGTTCTCCAAAAACTGCAGATTTATTTTCACCTGCAACTATAAGAACAAAATTATTGAGCCACTCCACTCTCGTTGCTCAGTTGTTGACTTTTCTATTAATAAAAGAGACAAGCCGACTATTGCTGCCCAATTCTTCTCTAGATTAAATTACATTTTAGAAGAAGAGAAAATTGAAACTGATAAAAAAGTTATTGCTGAATTAATTAATAAACATTTTCCAGATTGGAGAAGAGTATTAAATGAATGTCAAAGATATTCAGTCAGTGGTAAAATTGACAGTGGAATTCTAGTAACCTTTTCAGATGTATCAATCGATGAACTTACAAAAAACCTCAAAGAAAAAAACTTTTCGGCAGTACGTAAATGGACGGTCGATAACTTGGATAATGATCCTGCTGTACTTTTGCGTCGCATCTACGATGCTCTTTATAGCACCCTTAAAAACTCTAGCATTCCTTCTGCTGTGCTCATTATTGCTCGTTATTCTTATCAAATTGCCTTCGTAGCAGATCAAGAAATTAATTTATTAGCATGTTTAACTGAAATCATGGTAGAGTGTGAATTCAAATAACAATTATTATGACTAAATCAACATTTACAAAAACAAAAGCACAGATGAAATCATCAAGTTATTATCTATTTTGGGGTATAGCAACTGTGGCAGTTGTATCTGGACAAGTTTATGTCGGTACAGGGTACAGAGCAATGTCAAAATCACTAGATGCATGGTTTGATAAAACTATAAGTATTATGATACAAAAACGTCTTATGCAAGAACCAAAACGAGGAGGAGTAGAATACTTAGGAAATAATGTCGATTAAATCTCTTAAGACTCCACTTAGATATCCTGGTGGGAAGTCTCGTGCCTGTGTTAAAATGGATCAGTTTCTTCCTGATCTAAATGATTACAAAGAATTTCGTGAACCATTCTTAGGTGGCGGTAGTGTTGCATTACATATTACAAAAAAATATCCACATTTGAATATATGGGTTAATGATTTGTATGAACCACTTTTTAATTTTTGGTGCCAACTTCAAGACTATGGTTCTAAACTAGAAGAAGAAATACTCGATTACAAACTAAAATATAATGACCCAGAATCAGCAAGAGAACTTTTTAAAAAATGTAAAGATGACATTGATTCATCTGATAGTACACCCTTTGACCGTGCTGTGGATTTTTATATTATTAACAAGTGCAGTTTTAGTGGTCTTACTGAAAGTTCTAGTTTTTCCTCTCAAGCTTCTGAAAGTAATTTTTCACTCAGGGGAATTGAAAAATTATCAGAATACTCCAAATTAATTGAGAATTGGACTATCACAAAAATGAATTACTGCCACATGCTTACAGATCAAAAAAATGTTTTTACATATCTAGATCCACCATATGACATTAAAGATAATCTATATGGTAAGAAGGGTGAGATGCACAAAAAATTTAATCATGATGATTTTGCCAAAGAATGTGATCACTATACAGGTCATCAATTAATATCATATAATAGTAGTCAATTAGTCAAAGAACGTTTTAAAGAATGGGATTTGGTTGAGTTCGATCATACATATACTATGAGATCTGTTGGTAATTATATGTCAAATCAACAGGAAAGAAAAGAATTGTTATTATTCAATTATCAACTCAAGGAGGAATCTTAATGGAAGATTATAATAAAGAACACATCAATGACCTTTGGGAAGACATGGATCGTTTAAATTCTTTATATGAAGAAATGATGTGGGATCATGATGATGTTTTAGAGTTTGTTCCTGATTATAAAAATAATAGGATTATTATAAAAAATAAAAGTATGTAAACAAAGTGACAGAATTAAAAGATTGGTTAAATTCTATAAATCATACTAAGAAAAATTTGATTGATGAAGATCCCTCTATAGAAAAAGAGTATCCTCCTTATATTATCAATCGTTGTTTCTCTGGACATCTTGATGCGGTTTTATTCGCAAATGAAATGAATAAGTATAATCTC